ATTGCACTCGTAGAGAGTAATACAAACGCACAAATGGAGATTGTTTTACAAAAGGTTGAGGGTTTGAAAAGTGAGCTTGATATAGTTTTAGAGGAAATAAGCCTAATATCTCAGGTCAGTCGAGAACTTAAGGACGACCTTAAAACGGATCTTCGCAATATGGAAAATGACGTACGTCACATAACCACTATCGTAAATGACGTGGAGGATAGACAAAAAGAGGACACTAGAGAGATACTTGATGAGATAAAACTGATAGAAGAAAACCTTGAATTAAGCGTTGACAAAGCGTTAAATAACCCTTTAAGTGGTATGAGTGCAAAAACAAAATGATTAAATTAGATATAAAAACAGTCTTACCATACCTTGTTTTAATAGGTACTTTAGCCATGACATGGGGTATGTGGTCTGAAAGATTAAATGCTGTTGAAAAGAAAGCAGATAGTGTTGCAAAAATGCAACAAGACATTGCAGTTATAAAAGAAAAGATTATTCAAATGGATGACCGAGTCATGTGGATAGAAGAGTTTTTAATTAAAACGGTAGAAATGTAATGCCTATTTCACGTGCACAAATGAAACAACAAATAATGAAACCAGGGAGAAAGAAGAAAAAAAATGGGAAAACTATGTCCAAGAGGAAAAGCCGCCGCTAAGGCTCGTTTCAAAGTTTATCCTAGTGCATATGCAAATATGTATGCTAGTGCAGTTTGCTCAGGTAAAGTGACACCTGGTGGAAAAAAGAAAGCCAAGAAAAAAGCAATGGGTGGTTCAATTTCACAACAAAGAAAATCCGTATCTGCTAAACGTATGGCTAAAGGCGGATCAATCGTTGCTGCAGGATGTGGCATGGTTGAAAATTCTAAAAGAAAAAAAACCAAACTTTTCGTTTAAGGAGGTAAATCATGGATAAAATATGGAAAAAGTGGAATAGCTTAAATAAAAAAGGCAAGATGATTGCTGTAGCTTTTTGTTTAGTTGTTCTATGGGCTATTTATAATCAAATCTGGTAATGGCTAAAAAGGGTTTACGTGCTTGGGTAAAAGAAAATTGGGTTGACATAGCCAATAAAAAATCTGATGGATCTTATCCTAAATGTGGAAGAAGCGGTGGAGAAAAAAGAAAAAACTATCCTAAGTGCGTACCCATAGCAAAAGCTAAAGCTATGTCAAAAGGTCAAAAATCAAGTGCCGTTCGGCGTAAACAAAAAGCTGGTAATCCTGGTGGAAAACCCACCATGGTCAAAACAATTGTCAAGAAAAAAACTCGCAGAAAAAATAAAAGATGATGTAATTAATTGGTCTAAGAATGTCTTAGAACCAATGAATAAACATTTAGGTTTTCCAGCATGTCCCTTTGCTGCAAAGTGGCGGAAAGACAAAAAGCTTAGAATAGAAGTTAGATCTGACAAAACAAAATACGAAAAACATTTAACAAATCTTTTAAAAGATTGGAATAAAAAACAACACGATATTGTTATCTTTTGTGACCCTTATTGGGATCAATATGATGAAGAGCAGTTTCAAGATAAGATAGATTTTTACAATAAAACCTATAATAGGCGTGATGTCTATTTCATGGGTTTTCATCCAAATAATCCCGCAAACGTCGAGGAACAAGAGTTTTTAGTAAATCCAACAGATGATTGTGATTGGGAACCTGAGTATCAATATAGCATGATGTTAGTGCAGAAGTTTAAGCAGTTGTATGAAGCAAGTTGCAAACTACATAAGATAGGGTATTATGAGAAGTGGCCAGCAGAGTATTACGAAGACGTAGTAAAAACTCGGCAAGACGAATACGAAAAACTTTTTAAAAAGGAGAAGAAACATGC